CACATACGCCTTGACTGCCTTAGCAGTAGCAAGTCCAGCATGGTCATCAGTAATGCTTGCCAAGTTGGTTTCTAGTTGAGCAATATCAGTTAGTCCAGTAGTTGCTAGAGATGTCAGATAGGTATTAGTATCAACGGTGTATGACCCCGCACCAGTTCTTTTCAGGAAACCATTAGATGTGAAATCCCCATCCATCAACGCTCCTGCCGCCGCTACATTGGTAGCATCAGTAACATCGGCAGAAGTCTCTATTCCAGACAGTTTGGTTCTCTCAGCAGAACTAATTACAGTACCACTGCCTAGATTCGTTAACCCGCTTATCTTAGAAACGGTAACTGCGTTGTCTGCGATGTGAGCCTCATCAATTGACCCATCAGTGTAATGCTCAGAATCTATGGCATCATCTGCTATCTTAGCACCAGTGATTGCATCTGCGGCAATCTTAGCAGTGGTCACTCCTAGATTCGCCAACATTCCTGTCTCTACTGCTAGATTAGCAATACTCAGAGTACCATCAATTGCAAGTGTAGCATCACCTGAAACTGCTACATTGTGATAGTCCGTTCCGTCTGCTACCATAATGTGAGTGCTAGTGACCCCGATTGAGTCATCAATGAAATCAATCTTTGCCCCTGTTACCGCATCATCCTCAATCTTTCCCGTCTTTACTGAGTTAGTTGCTAGTTTCCCAAACGTTACAGCGTTACTTGCTATCTTACCTGTAGTTACTCCTAGATTTGCTATCATGCCTGTAGCGACAGTCTGTGAATCTCCCGTTGTTACAACTGTACCTGTAATGTCAGGTAGTGAAATTACCCTGTCAGCAGTTGGGTCAATAATGCGAAGGATGGTTTCATGGTCATCCGCAGTCTGCCCCTCAAACTTGATTGCATCTTGTACGTTAATCTCAGTTTGATTAATTGTAGTGGTCGTCCCGTCTACGAAGAAATTACCCCTGACCCTAACAGTAGTATCATTGCCAGTGTCGCCAAGGTAAAGAGTGTCGCTCTCATTAAGAAGTCCAAGAGAAGCCACCACATTTGCCTTATCGGTAACATCTGCTTGGGCCTCTATCGCCGCCAGTTTATCAAACTGGTCGTCGGTCATTAGACCATGAGCATCAGTCGTAGAGTCGGGAACAGTAGCGGTGGTAGTTGTCCCATCATCGTGAGTCAGCGTCAGTAGGCCTTGGTTGAAAGCCGCACTAGCAACTCCTCCCTTTCCTGAATCAGAAATGTGTAATCTATCAGAAATTACCGTAGTAGTTATTCTATCTCCACCAGTTACGGCTACTGTAGAACTACTTCCAAATTGGTCTGATATCTTAAGGAAAGGTGTGCTTCCTCCGTCTAGTGTCGCAGATATTGTATATGTTCGGTCCTCTACCTGCTGTTGAGTGATGTAATCCTTAACTGCCTTGGCCGTGGCTAATTGAGTGTGTGTGGAGTTAGTGTTGATGCTTGTGCTTAGTGAGTTGATATCAGTTAAATCTGCTACTGCCACCGAAGACAACTTGCTGTCTAGTTGAGTCTGTATGGCAGAGGTTACACCGTCAACATATCCTAATTCAGTTGCCGTTAGCGTCGCTGGTATTCCGTCCAAGACGTTTAACTCAGTGGCAGAAGAAGTTATGCTCAAATCACCTAGATTTTCAATCTTATCAGAAAGGTCGGAAACTAAGTTTGCTATCTTGCTTTGTGCTATACTACCATTACTTGCTATTTGTGAATCAGATATACTAGCGGCCTTTATCGATACTACTCCTGTTGTCACATCAAAGTGAGCAGAGGAGAAAGATGCTACCCCTTTGTTAGATGTGGTAGCGAGTTCTGCCGCTAGTGTAAGAGTGTTTGAACCATCATTGTAAGTGGTGGTGATTCCCTCACCATCTGTGATAAGCGCATTTACTCTGTCATCAACCCTCTCATCTGTGTAGTATTTGTTTGACCCTTCACCGATGTCATCTGTATCAAGGGTGAGAGTACCACCGAGGTTCAATGAGTTACTGTTGATGGTTACTCCTGAGTTAGCGAGTTTACTGTTCGCAATGCTCCCTGCGAGTTGAGCATTGGTCACTGATATGTTGGATACGTTGCTTGAGAAGTCTGCACCTGCCGTAGCACTTGCTTCAATTCCATCCAGTTTGGTCTTCAACGTGTTAGTGAATACCTTGTTGGTGCTTCCATTTGCTATCTTATCTGCACTGATAGCCGCACTGTTAGAGATATCTGCGTTCACGATGGCCGTTCCTGTCGCCCTGTATGCTGAACTAATATCAGGAATATCCGAGGCAATCAATAGCCCAAACAGATTAGCAGGATTGATTCTCCTCAATCCATTTGTAGCATCATCATACATGATGAAATCAGCAGTTCTGTCTATTCCATTCTCGATGGTTAGTCCATCGATGTCTACCTTCAATGTAGCACTGCTTCTATCTAGTCCATCACCGATGGTGAGGCTTGGCTCCTTGCCGCTTAGAGCAGATACCAACCCGTCTACTTTGCTCTGTGCTATCGCGGCATTGGATGCTATGCTTGCGTTGACTACTGCATTCGATGCCAACTGGTCAGCACCAACAGCGTCATTTGCTATCTTTGCTGAAGTGATTGCACCATCTGCTAACATTGCGGTAGCGACTTGTACCTCTCCAATCGTGCCAGCAGTCGTTGCACCTAGCACACGGTTGTTGGTTGAGGTGTCCTGCATTTTCGCGAATGTGACGGAATCATCGGCTAGATTTCCTGTAGCAATCGTACCATCTGCTATCTTGGCACTAGTCACTGCATCATCAGCAATCTTGGCTGTAGCCACAGCATCGTCTGCTAGAGTGGTTGACAGTGCTACATTGCCAGCACCAGTGAAACCCACTGCACCCGCAGTCACATCACCAGTGATGCTGAAATTCCTAGACGTAGCCAAGGTTGTTGCAGTCGAGGCGTTTCCTGTGACTGCTCCTTCTAGGTTCGCTACTATGGTTCCAGCAGTGCCGGAGAAGACCTCGCTTGAGTTGGTTGCATCTGGTATGAAAGTGAACTTACCACTACTGTCATCGAATCCGAAGAAACCTACTTTCGCACTAGAGCCATTATGCCACTTGAACTCAACACCCCTGTCCTTGTTGTCGTTACTTCCAGCACCATCTCCTCCAAGAGTGAATACTGGGTCATCGATTGTTACAACAGTTGAGTTTATTGTTTGAGTCGCACCGTTTACCGTAAGGTTTCCACCAACCGTTAGGTGTCCGGTGAAGATAGCAGTATCATTTGATTGACTACCAATGGTGAAGTCACTACCGAAATCAGAGTTTAGTTTGGTCTTTAGATTGGAAACAGTGACATCAGTATTGGTATCTGTCTGATGCGTATCAATCATGCTCTTGATATCAGCAGGTGTATATCTCTTGATATCAGTAGAATTACCAGCAGTTCTTTCCGCAGAAGAAACTTGAGCAACTTGTGCATTGTATGCAGTTTCAATCTCGGCATTGCTTTGGTCAGCAGTAGCACCTGTCTCGATGCCTAGCATCGTTCTCACATTAGCAGGAGTCAACTCCTCTACAATTCCCGCACCAGAACTATCTCTTCCGAGTATCTTGTCTGTTCCCGATACATTCTGTAACTTAGCATAGGTTACTGCATCATCTGCTATGTTTGAGGTTCCTACACCACCACTTGGAACAAGACCAGAGTTGCCCTCCGATATGGCAGATGTGTAAGTGATGTCTGATGTTAGTGCTAACGTTCCTGTTGATGATGGTAGGGTCAACGTTGCTGAACCTTTGGTCAGTGTTGCATTGGCATTTATCCGAAGTGTCTCAGAACCACTGTTGAGTATGCTCAGTCCTCTGGTAGAGCCATTGTATCCTAGAAACTGAACAGGTCTGTCTACTGCATCATGGTCTGTTCCTGCTGGATACTTTATGATTGCAACAGGGATGTCACTAGCCGATAGAGTAGATACAGACGCAGTAGATACACCACTACCACCAGTCCTGATTTGTATTACGTTTGAAGAATCCACCACTACTGTAGCGTACCAGTCATTGTCTGCTCTTGCTCCTACACCCGGAGCGATATCACTTCTAGCAGATACGCTGACTAATATTCCATCTCTCAGTATCTTTCCAGACGCAACATCATACTGTGTGTATGTACCACCATCCTCTTGTGTTATGTTGAATCCACTGATGACCGCATTGCCACCAGTAGCAACGTTCAGTGCATTGATTATACCACTGTGGATGTTGTCTGTTCCATCTATTATTCTTGTACTTGGGGTATTAGATAGAGTGGATAAAAAGCCCGGATTTGTATTAACCATCAGTCTACCTCCACTCTAATTGTAAATGTCACTGTATCTGCCGATGCTACGACCCCGGTGTTTGTGAAAGTGACTCGGCTCAATAACGTGTTGGAAGAGTCGAATATTCCTAGTTCCGATACTCCTTGTGTTCCTAAGTCAGCACCAGTGAATGCCGCTGTCCAAACCAATTGTGACCCTATTCTAGATGGAGTGACAGTCTTCTCTGCCACAAAGGAGTCCAACGCGCTTTGTGAAGCCGCAGTATCATCTCCTCCATTTCCAACTTTTACCTTCGTGTATGTGCTTGCTATCGTTGCCGCCAACGCTTCTTTCCCTGTATTAACTATCATGTATAGTCCTCCTGCTCGTAGAATCTATCTCTGTAACTCTTCTTGGTAACGACACTATGCTCAAATCCTACTTCTTCGGTGAAACCAACCAAGTCATCGAAGCCCATGTTAGAGTTACGAGAAAGTGCATTGGAAGACCCTGTAATTGTATAGGACAAACTGATGTTCTTTAGTTTAATTGCATCGAATAGGAACTTACCTGCCGATGTAGTGCTTGCATCCCTACCTAATAGAACAGTGCTGTCATCGGATTGTCTTGTTGAGAGTTCGCTTAGTCTCTCAGCAATTGTCTTGTCGAATGTTCCGACTTGTAGTTTCAAAGTACCAGACAAGACGTTCTCTATTTCAAAGACCATGTAATCAGCCACAGGGATGTTATGATTCGGGAAGTTCATTCTGATTATATCACCTGCCTCTAGTAGTTCCAGTCCCTTCTTTTGTACCTCTACTTGTATCTTCCTTGTGTCGTTACTGTAGACATCCATTAGTTCTACAGCCTTTGTCTCGGCATCAACTCTAGTCTTTATTGTCGGGTCAATGACCTTGACCGCTCTTGTTTGCTTCTTTGTCGGTTTTTCAAGTTCGTACTGTACTTTGTCTCCGATGACTATGATTTTGTTCGCTTTATCGAACATAGACTTGTTACTACCCACTTTGATTAGTCTACTCGATTCGGCGTATGATAGAGCAAATTTCCTAATCAGTGATGTGTCCTCTATGTTTCTCGTAACGAACTCTCCGTTCTTTATTGTGTAGTCTAGCCCTCTCTTTGTGACTAGTGAGTTGACTGCACTGTACATGTTGGTGTTGTCAAACTTTAGATTGGTAACGAATGTCTTCTTGTTTATCTTAACAATCTCATCATACTGTGAAGGAACGTAGTACTTCTTGGTTACTGTGATGACTGCATTTGACACGTTGCTAACCTCTCCGATGAGATGACCATCATACGAGTAGATGACATCACCATTGCTTATTCCCGTCACATTCTCAGTGCATGTGATTGTGGTCGAAGATGTAGCACCATTGCTGATGAAGTTGCCAGTTGGCTCAGAGAAACTACGAGCGTTGTTGTAGTCTAACCCAGCCTCTCTTACTATGTTCTCTACTTCCTTCTCTAATTGGGAACCTATTGAGTAAGTGGTTCCAACATGGCATGTCTTGATGTTCTTTAGTTTCGGCTTTCTTCCTAGTGTCATCTCAAAGACTTCACCAAAGGATGCAACTCCATTTGCATTCAATGACCCATCAAACTGTAAAGTGAGTCCCGGTCTGGTTCTACCATCTGAGATATCTATTGTTTTCTTCACTACTATCTTCTTACGCTCACTGTTCTGACCATCTGATACGTTCATGTCCAATACATCACCATCAGACAAATCAGCAAACGGAGTCAAAGCAGTTGTAGTGGTTCTCCTCTCGATTGTGCTGTTAGCGTTATCGATATCCAATAGCAGATACATGTGATAGACGCTCTCCGAATAGGTCGGGTCATCTGTTTCGGGACTACCACCAGTTCTCCAATCTCTTCCCTTTTCATCATCAAGAAGGGTGTTGAGTTTTATCTCTCCTTCTACATCGTCAAATGCAACCTCTGATGGTCGCATGAGCCTACACCTTCCTGTTATGGATGAATCATCGACTGTGATTGTGTGTGCTTCTGTGTTGCTTGTAGTAGGAGCCGTGGATATGGTGTGGTTAGTTATTCTTGTAATCTTAGAGGGTATGTTGTGACCAGTGTTGTTTCTCAGAGTTGCTGTAGTAACGCTATTTCCTGTAGACACGGTGTAATCTGTCCCCTCGGATACCAAATAGTATCCAGTTAAATCAGGCATGTAACTCAACCAAGCATGTTCTGTGTCTGAGTCTAGAGTGAAAGTTATGTTGTTTGATGATTTTACAACCCCGTTACTTCCATGTGTGATATTGAATGTAGGCTTGACTATCATCTGAGCGCAGAATACACCACCTGCATCCTGATAATCATCTATGGTTGAAGACCTAAATGTAGATTCAGGAGTGAATGTTTTAGTCTTTCCACTTCGTGTAACATTGTTTGACCCTAGCCCAAGTGTAGGGTTTTGAGATAGTATACTCGCAGTGGCCTTCGTTCCAGTCATGGCAAGGCTAGTTTGATTTGCCTCTACTAACACTCCTACAGCGTAGTTTGCATTTAGGTCAGGAACAGTTAGGGTATTACTCGATTTGTTAGTCCAAGTAAACGCCACACCGTTTATGAAACCGCTTCCTGCACTAGCAAACCCACTAGCATCTGCTAATACCAGACTAGTATCGCCATCGCTGTATGCAGTTGCTACTGTAGTATGGACATCACGATACTCTTGCACCATCACGTTCCTAGATGTCTGCTCAAAGTCATTGTTGTTTCCTGTAACGAAGTCTGAGTATGTGGAATCAGCCGTGAGGGATAGTTGTGTACTTAGTGTGATATCGTTGTTTCCTATTACCTCAGCACCAAAGCCCTCTGCGTGAACATCCGCTCCCTTTTTGAAACCCCTGAATACTCCAATGCAACCATCGTATATGTGTGCTAGCGAAGCACTGTTATCTGCTGTCTGTCCAACACTGTATCGGAACGATTTGGTTGAACTGGTGTTACTGAGTTCCCTGTGATACAAACCAGCAACCACTCTTGAGATATGCCTATGAGTGTTGGCGAAATAATGGAAGGCGGATATGTCCCTGTCCTTTCTATCGGGTTCTCTGGTAAAATTACCAGTGCTACCCCCTGAAAAAGCCCCTTTGTACTCTTCTGATATGATTGGTAGAATGATGTCGTGACCTTGGAAGGTATGTGTATCATCACTAGAGTCAACCAGTTGCTTAGTCCACTTGAAGTTGGTACTCACCACAGTAGGAGAGCAAATCCAGACATGTGTGAATCTGACATTGTGTCTACCAGTTGTCCTATCTCCCTTAAATTCAAAACTCCCATCGCTGGCAGATAGGTTGTCAATGTTAAAATCAGTCGTGGAAAACAATCTGAATGGTTGTACTCCGTAGTAATCATCTGCTCCTTCATGTCTTAGAAGTCCTGTGCTTGTACTAGCACCAAGAGCGTCAAAGATTAGATTAGGATGATATCTAGTGCCAAAACCACTAGGTCTGTATGCCATTACAAACCCATTGATGCCATCAGAAGCACCAAAATTCAGAACTGCACTGGCTGGGTGTTGTCCTATCCTATCTTTCTTATAGAACACATCACCGGAAGTTTCGCTAACTGTGTTACTGACATGAACCCCATCATTATCTGTTACTATATTATTGCTTGAAGTCTCAGCAGTAGGCGGCATGTCTGCTTGCACATAGTCAAACGCTCTCACGGTTGGAATATTTTCTGCGTTTGGCAACGACTCGTAGTCAATCGGATTGAAGTGCCAGTCGAATGTCGCTTCTACTAGTCTCATCACACCGAATCTCCTAGCCTGATTTGTCGTCTGTGTAGAAGTAGAGATTGATGATTCCTCAAACATGTTGTCAGTCTGTAGTGTCTGCTTAGTTTGACCAGTGTACTTCTGATGAGAAGTGCTTCCTGTTGTCGCTGACTCTCCTTCTAACACAACAGCATAATCGGAGTAGTCTTTGGTGTAGTAGCCTAGATTGTTGTGTCTCAGTTTAGAGGATGGGAACAGGTCACCGACTGCTAGTAATTCGTAAGTCTCTGCCCTTGGGTCTATCTGCTCAAACTGAGAGTATTGTATGTCCTCTTCATATCCATCAGTAGTATACCCCCTACTAATTGCGCTTGTGCTTCCTTGGTTTCTTATGGTAGGATAGGATTGAATCAATGGGAAGTCCGTTTGATTACCAAGGAAGTTGGCAACATATGTCCATCCATTCACAGTGTTACTACCTGCTAGTGGCTTGCTATCGTTCGTTGCACTAGGAGTGAAAACAGTTCCATCTGCCTTCACACCATAGGCAACTGCATATCCCTGTATATTCTGTGTCCGAGTACCGTTGTTGTATATGCTGTTATGCGTCTTAGTCAGAGTGCCGGGATTGAACTTCTGCAAGTCCCAATATCTCATTGTCTCTTTCGGACCAAAGTATCCACTGCCACTGAATGTGTCATCTAGTCTGTGTATGAACCCACCAGTGTCTATGCCGTTGTTGACTAGATAGATGTTTGAGTTTCCTCTGGTATCAGATGTATTGCTGTCCAGTCTTCCTAATACAACAGGAAACTTAGGAGCGACTGATATTGTGGTATTTGCCTCATCCTTCTCATTGACTTGAACGATATCAAACGATTCCTTGCTCACGGATGCGATGTCTATCTTATCGACAGTCACTCCGTTCTCATTACCAGCGTTGAATGCGAAGATGGAGTCATTCGTTGATATCGCTTTGGGGCTAGAGATGTCATATCCTAGTGTCCTATTAGATGCATAGTCTCCATCATTGGATGTGGCCTGTAGTTTGGATTGAGTGAATGTAGCAGAATTATTTCCATATGTTCCTGATAAGGAAAGACCACCATTGAATCCTATTGCCTTTTCGCTGATTGATGTGAATCCGCTCATTCCCGAATTGTGGTCGTTATTACTAGAAAGTGCCTTAGTTCCAGTAATGTAATTGATTTCGGTAGTCGAGTATGGATGATAGTATTTCAGAGAAGTTGTGGTTGTAGGAGTAGTAAACGCATTGTCGTACAGTGTGACACTAGTAGATGTAGCCGTCTTGACCTCACCAATCAGTTCTCCTGCTTGGTTTAACAATAGGCCATGTCTTTTAGGCGCAGGTGATAATGTCCCTGCCCAATTGACTGTGGCTCCTGTTATCGTAAGATTGGCATACGGAGATGAATCACCACTGTTGGTTACAGCAGTAGCCGTCAGAAGAGGAGGGATGGAGGTATGCAGGATGTCATCCATGAACGTAGTGTTCTTCGTCACTGTTTGCGACAGTAGTTTGGATGTCTCGTCCCTACCTACTATATTCAGTGTTGACATTCCATTCTCAGCACTACTTGTGATATCTTCGATGATACCTGAAAACACAGTATCGCTGATGGCATATCCACCTGTGTAGTAGTAGAATCGACTGACGTTCTCATTGCTTCTCTGATAGAATACCCTCTCATCATCTTGGACTTTGAGGTACTTATTGTCTCTATCACCATAGTCAATCTTGTTGTCGTGTCCATTGAACGAACCATTGACTAGCCTTGCGTTGTACAACTTGGTATGCTCCTTGTCAACAGTGGAGCCTGATATCTTCAACCTGCTTTGGGTGTAGTCATACTCCGTATCTGGTTCCAGCGTTGTGTTGATTACACCAGTGTATGGTGTTATGAACAACTTCTTCGCACTGAAATTCTCTGCGACTGCACTACCCGTCCATGTGTTTGCAGTCTTGAGTTTCTTATCCTTTATCGTGAATGATTGCGTACCACTGGATTGTGCGTTGACGGTATTGACGACATACTGATACCCATCAATCTCAACTATGTCATTCGTTGATAGTATCGCTCTGAGTTCCGTTTCCTTCTTGATATCACTCAGGACAATAAGTGAGGTATTGGATGAGTCCCTTGCCGCTGTTCCGTGGAACTCAATCAGATTCAGATTGTCGTTGTGTATGTTTCTCTGAATTACGAAATCCGCTTCTTCCTTTATCTTCAAGTGCTGTAATCCACTGTTGTCCATTACCTTGAACTTGGCTAATTGGCTCATCTTATTGCGAGGATTATTAACTAAAGCATCAATTATGAGAGGAATCTTATTGTTCTTAAAATTCGCTAATTCAAAGGTAACATACTTTCCGGGTCCGGTGAGATTGCCATCTAATGTACTAGCAGTTGTCGTATCTGAATTTGCTGTATGTCGATGCATACTCGGGAATGAGCGTTGCCATCTGTAGAAATCGTTGGAGTTTGAATTGTCACTAGTCAGATTCGCATCAACGAGAACGGCATCCAGTCTCTCCTTGCCTAGACTTGGTATGGTGTTGTCGAACTTGCCCTCTGTTCTGAATATGACATTCTGTATCGTCTTGCCCACTTTCACGTTGAAGTCAGATGTGGTTGCACTGACTGCTATTCTTGCAAAGTCCAGAAGTACATCGTTGCTTGATATGCTCTCTATGTTTCCTAGATACACATCACTGGCATTGAACAGAGACATACCTACAGAGAGTTTGTTTGTGTCACTACTACCACTAGTGATGAATTTGACAGTGTTAGAGCCAACTGCGAATTGTGCATGTTCCTTTACCTCGGTGATGGATATGTTCGTTGAGTATCCCCACCATCGTAGATGAGTAGCGTTGTACTTAGTCATGTAATCCAACTGGTCTTTCTCATCCAGTCTCTCATCATAGAAGTACCAAGTTGGTCTACTGCATACATTCACTTCATCATGTTTTGGAGTTGAAGAGTCTGTGTCTCCTCGTAGTCCATAACTGACTGCTACAACATCAGTAGCAGTTTTTGCTGGTCCCTTGTATATCTCAAACTTGGTGTTGAGTGGAATCTCTGTGGGATACGCTGGTTTGAACTCAAGACCATCGCCCATCTCATCAAAGGCAATTATCTTGGTAACCTTAGCAAAGTGTGGTCTAACTGCATCTGCACCCATTTGAACAGTATCAGGATTCAACAGTATGAAGTAGTCATAGTTCTCTATGTCCAACCCTATCTCTTCTGTTGCTGGATAGTTGGATGTGGAGTATACGAACTTTCTGTTTGTCTCAGAATTAGCGACTTGTGAATCATACACTTTCACCTTGAATGAATGAGTCTCGTCACGATTCGTAGCGAACGAGGTTAGAGTTGTGTTACCGGGATAGAGCCTGTTGCCTATCTTGTCTGCCAAGTCATTGCTGATTGACCCACCATGAGAGGTCTTTCTTATCTCTATGAAGTTCGCTGAGTTGACTAGACTACTTCCTGCAACCGAGTTCTCGTACTGTAGATTGTTCTGTACGAATAATGGGTTTACAGATGTGGATAGATATGCTTCCGTAGTCTTGCTTGCATGGTCACCATAGTCGAATGACGTACTATCATCCGTAATGTCTGACTCTGTTTTACCAGCGTTCATCACGAATATTGCCTTGCCCTTGTCTGTCGTACCCATTCAATCACCAAACGTATAGTAAAACAAGATGTCCGAGAATCCCGGCGTAAGTGTCTTTTGTGTAGTAGATGGTCTCTTTCCCTTGTGCATTGCTATCTCAAACAATTCACCGAAGAACTGCTCTGCGTTGTTCGCTCCTCTTCCTATCTTGCAATCGCTGTGATGCAGATGGAAAGGAGTGAGAGTATGGGTATCCTTCTTCACCAGTTCATCATTCAAGTATAGTTCTAGTGTGCTTTTGCTGTAAACCAGAGTTACCTTGTATACTTGTTCAAGGTACAGTGCTTCCTTCAATTGGTCTGTGTAGACAGTGCTGGTGATAGCAGTAGCAGGTGTAGCATCCAGAGTGATTGTATCTCCTGACACGCTTTGTACTGTTCCTATGAGAGTGGTCGATGAATCGTATATCTTGTTTCCTGCACTGATGTCCTCCGCCTCACCACTTCCAACTTCAACGGTGTTAGAGGTGGTAGTGGAGAAACTACTTGTTGGATTCGTAGATAGCCCAGTTACGTTCTCGGTTACAGTTGCACTTCCTACTGCGGCTTGATTCAACTTCACTGTAACTGCATTATTTGCTCTAGTTGTGATAAGTGTACCATTGTGTCCATTTGCTCCATCTATGGCAGTCTCTAGATTCGCGGCAGTTGTGTCGTTGTTGCTCTCTGCCTTGTAGAATACATATGTGCCATCTGTTGTTCCAGTAGTTTCATGCTGTGATGCCTTGTACTTCTTCAACGTACCAGCGGCATCTGTCAGACCAAGGAAGTTATCGGGAGTTACACCACCGCTGAAATTAGTCCTGCTGATGTTTGAAGGTAGATTGGTGAGTGTTATCGCGGTGGAGTTAGCACCTATCTTGTTCTGAGTCAGGTTGATTGTTGCACTACCTGCCGAATCCGTCAGTATGGTTCCGTTATGTCCATTGCTATGTGCTATTGCTAGTCTGAGATTGTCAGCGGTAGCAGAAGCACTTCCTCCTTCTTGGAAGGCTATTCCACCACTGACATCCCCGATGCTTCCTCCACCGTTGTTCCCGTTACCCAAAGCATCGCCATTCTTTACGGGAACATACTTCTTCGTCGTTGGACTGGACTCGTTGTCTATCAGTTGTATGAAGGGGGTGCTAGTCGCATTTGCCTCATTTGTCCCACCTGTGAAATTAGCACCAGAGATGGTAGCAACGCTATCTGCAACATTCGTCTTAGCCAATGTCGCTGAATTGCCACCAGTACCAGAACTACCGTGTGCTAGGTTCACTACTGCGCTACTACGAGTAGCCTGTATGGAAGAACTATGTCCGTTGGAGTGATTGATTGCATTCGTCAACGCTTGTGCCGCGTCATCATTTGACCCATTGCTGGCGAAATTGAAGTAGACCACAGATACAGTGCTACTGTCATCTAACGTTCTAGTGCCAGTAGAACCAGTTGTCTGTGATGAATCATGTGCGGGAAAGTAGTTCTTGGTCAGACCAGCACCATTAGCAATCGTGATGTAGTTCACTGCGCTATCAGCAGTGTTGCCAGTGGATTCACCAACTATGTCCTCATCTACCCCATTGGCAAAATTAGTACCAGTAATCGTATTGGGGTAAGTACCGCTATCTGTATTGTTACTAGAGAAACTAGAGCCAAATGTCAATGTGGCACTGGTCGCACCTACTCTGTTCGGGGCTGAACCCTGTATCAGAGCAGTCAATGTGATGTCTTGTGTAGAATTGAAACCTGCTTGTGAGGCATCACCAGTACTAGGTCCAGACATCGTGCCACCGAAACCTGCTGAATAACTCCTAACTGCTAGTCTAAAGTTGGTAGCCGTGTTCGTTAAGTCCCCGCCTATGTTGTATTGCCTCGCTCCTGTCGGCCAAACAAAGGTTCCATTGTTACCGATTAATTGTGCGCCATTCGTTCCAGTGCTTCTAGCAAACCATTTCGTGGTTTCACCACCAGTTTCATCCACTATCTGAATGAAGTTGTTCACATCAGTATTATCAGAAACCACTGGTTGAAACCCGAACTTTATGGTAGCATTTTCACTCACAGGCAGAACATCGGTGTTGAAGCCATTTCTGTTGGCTATTGTTATACTACCAGTTGCATTAACTGGACTGGTATAATTCGCTATATCACCTGATACCACAATCTGTCCAGTTGATTTGGTGTTCTTCTCAAGATTGTTGAATGCTGATATTGACACAACATTACTGGGGTTACTACCACTAGCAGATGCCGATATCCTACGATGTTTAGTAGTCAACCCATTGTAGTATCCAGTTGGGTCATAGTATCCCTGTAGCGAACCCTCAGCATTGATGACAGTACCACTCTCTATCGTCTTCGTAGTGCCAGCCGCATTGCTCAACTCTGCCTTTATCTTGTACTCGGCAGGTTGATTGTACGAACTGCTCGTTGTATTCTGCAAGTAGAACTTGAGGTATTGATTGTGAAACAGCATCATCTTCTGAGTCAGATAGGCAGATGCACCGAGGTAGTCTATGCTCTCATAAACGGTTCTATCGGCTATCGCATCTGTTGGATATGGAGGCGTTCTTTGGGAGTCCAGCACCCCATGCCTACCCGAAGCCCTAGAACCTGCTCCATTTACATCGTATGGGGTAATTATGGCCTCTATCACGAACCCGTTTGCTATGCCTATGTCAGCATTGTCAGACCAGATGCTCCTGTCTCGTAATGATGACGTTGGCGTTATGTTCTTTTTCAGATTCTCGTTGTTGTTCAACTGAACCAAGTTGTTCGCCACCAGTGTTATCTGTGTGGCTGTTACTGCGCTTACGACTCCAACCAAAGCATTAGCGTCATCGAACACGTTGTCCTCGACTGAGAACTTGGTCGTAGCATCAACAGTATCGACTGCTATCGTTGTGGTTGAATCAGCACTTATCCCACTGCCGTTGTTGACGAGAACGCCACTCGATTCAACCGCACCAGCCGCATGATTCACAGCCTTGTCATAATCGAGGTTGAGATATCCGTTGCACATCAATGGAAAGACAAGTTTGTACGAGTCTTCGATATACGCATTTACCATGTTCACCCATCCAAGAAGTTCTCAGCGAGAACGAACGCCTCCTCAAAGTCGAGAGTGAATTGAACTGCTGGGAACTCTGCCCCTGTTATCGTGGTGTTGAAGGAACGGATGAAGCCCATGAGTCCGATGGAATCCTCTTGCTCAACGAATGGAGCGAAGAACTCACTGTTGGAATCCTGTGAGGTGAATCGGTTGTCATAGCCTCGGTTCTTGAATGTGAATGGTATCTTAGGTAAGTCAAGCAAATCAGCAGTCTCATCACCAGCAGAGCGATAGGAGAAACTGTGGTCTACCCTACTTGGAATCAGTATGATGAGTTTGTTCAGGCTTTGGTCATCTTGGAACGTGCTTGAATCAACATACGAGTGAATCAGTTGAGCCAGTTCAAATGATGTCATCTTAATGTCCTTCGCGGCCTCACCATCTCTCTTCTTGACTATCCTCTGTCCTAGAAGAGTACCGCTGATATTCACAGTCTTCTGTGCCATGCCAGTGTCGAAGGCTAGATTCAATGACTCACCAGTGACGGCTCCTGAGAAGGGAACTCCCATGTTCATCACCGTCTTCGATGTGTTTATTGTAATCGAATCGACCATCAGTGGTATTCTATTCGCATGACCCGCTTGGTTCAATCCCTCATCGTTTCTCCTCTGTAGTTCCAAGAACACTTGGAAGTTAGCAAAGTTCTCGCCTGACATCAGAATCTACCTACCGCACTTGTCGTTCTGTTCATTTGCAGACCAATCTCCTTCGCTACTTTCCGAGCAATGTCTCGTATCTCTGCATCTGATGCACCTACTCTGCCGTTTACATGAACGTGTATCGTATTGCCCATACCGCCCTTGCTTTGTGAGTTTGAGTGTACTGTGGCCCCACTGGGTAAGGAAACTAATTCTGGTCCGTTCTCACCAACGACAGCCATTCCGCCTCTGTTTATCGTACCGCCTGTAGATAAGCCCACGAAGTTCTTGATTTTTCTGTATCCGTAACCAATAGGGCTGTTTGCGATTATATCGTAGATTTTCTTGAAAGCGGCATAAGCCAAGGACGTAACAGTCAACACTATGACTCCTAGTGTCTTTCCAACAGCCGACAGTAAATTACCAAACACATCCCTGAAAAGAATATTCAATGCCCCTCCAATGTCTCCTCTAAATGCCGCTTGGAATACCTTGAAGATTCCCTTTACCATATTGATTAAATCTTTGAATATGCCTTTGATAAATTCAAAGTCTATGCCAAATTTATCCATGGCTTCTTTGAATGGACCTGCTAATGATTTTGCAATCTTGATTATTATAGGTATGAAGATAGCGGCAAGAGTAATGAATATCAGGAACCTCTTCAACATCGTACCGACAAATTTTAGAATGTTCCCTGCTAGTTTTATGAATTTTAAAATCTTCATCTTTGCTTTTACAAATGGGTTTGCCTTCTGATACTTTATTCCATCAGCCGCATCCTTCTTCATATCAGCCAAAAGTTCTGCATTTGTTTCCATGTTCTCTCTTAGGTCTTTGATTAGTTCCGCTTGAGCAGTCTCCTCATCTCCATCAAAGGCAAGTGTATATGCACCTAGCCTATCAGTAAACTCATCCATCTTCTTTATGTCTTCATCGGCAAAACTCTTTTTTGTCGGTTTGCCGTCTTCATCGAATATTGTAGTTACACTGGGTAATGACTTTTCCAAGTCCTTTATCTTCTTGAGTTTATCAGCCATCTCGCTGTTTCTTTCGATGCTTTCCTTGATGTTCTTATTGTAGAGGGTGATGGACTCTGCTACTGCACGGAACTTGTTCTGTACCTTCCAGAAACCGCTACCGGATGTCATCCTACTGACGATGTTCCATGCCTTTGATTGCATGGCGGCTTCTGCTAACCCACCTCCTAGTTCAGAGAAACTCTCCGCAAGCATTTTGTTTGCGCTTGTTAGAGAGTAAATCTCTTCTGTTGTCATTAAATCACTTCTTCCTTAGTTGCTTTTCCATTTCCTTTGCCTTAAACGTTTCAAATTCCCCATGTATCTGTATCATTTCTCTTATTGTCTCTATTGGTGTGTGCATTGCTTCCCTTGGACTTATATTGAATATCTTACAGTACGAATACAGTATCATCTTCATACCTATTTCTGGTTCTACTCTACCTCCATTTAACGCCTTTCTAATCAGTTTACTTTTCCCGACTCATCACCTACTTCTAGGAATGGGTTTGGGAGAACTTCCTTCAATTGTGCGCCGATGTAAGGACTTAGCCTTAGCATGTCCAATGGCTCCAATGGAGGTTCAGTCTTCTCTACGAACTCTGTCACCAGATACTTGTAGAGTTTGTTCATGTCAATTTCCATCTCTTGGGTTCTGGAATTCAGACTCATCAACTGAGACATAGCCTTCTCGACTTGAAGCCAAGTAGGTTCCTTCACCCACACTTTCATTATTTCATCTGAGTCAGGGTTGACCCTCAACTCATGGCATTCTGTTTCTGTTCTTGCGAACAGCATACTCTTATCATTTACTACATTTGTCATTTTTTATTCCACCTTTTTTCTAACCAACAAACAAACAGATGTTGGTGGAATGTTTTTGAGAGATATCGTTACTCCTGATATCCCTCCTAATCGTTGTTCTGTATTACCCACTTACCCTTGTAATACGTTCCAGTAGGAGTGGCTGACACCCCTTCTTTGAGACTTCTAGCGGATACGGTCATTGCATACTCGATTGGTCCCTTGTCTTCGGGGAATGGCACATCCAATGATTGTACCAGATAATCATCCAGTTGGATTTGTATGACATCATTAGCAGACTTCTGGAACTTTAGCGTTAGGGTTTCTGTGGTATTCTCTCCTTGCGCTCTCAGATTATCCCAAATGTCTGTATCCGTAACCAATAGATTCATTGAAACCTCATAGGTTCTCTGTCCGGGTATGTGGGCAGATGTCACTTGTCTGCTGTAGTTACCTATGAATCTCTGAGGAGCGATGTTGTTATTGACAGTGAAGGAACCGCTCTTTACTCTAGCAACCGTCTGACCGAATATCTCAATCGTTCCACCGGAGAAAAGGTATGGTTGATTATCATCGTCTGTGCCACTGTAGTTAAACAGGCTAGTTGCTGTTCTCACGTTTCTCTTCGGAACGTAATCCACAGGAGAATCGAATGCCCTTCTTGATACTAGGTCTAGATTGGTCTTGACTTCCTGACCCTCCTCAAAGTTCAACGTCAGTGTGTTCACTTGGCAACCTGTGAATATCCTTGAGTAGATGTCTTTGAATGGTCTAGCAGTAGCCTCGTTAGAATCTCCTTCCGAACCAACATAATAGTCATCGCTCTTTAGCCCGTCTTTCTCATATGTTACTTCAAGGGCGAATGAAGGAAGACTATCTCCATCAGACTCTCCAAATCCATATGTGAATACACCAGTCCCTATGTCTTGCAAATCAGAGCCAGTCATGATGGAGTAATCACCTGCGGCTATGTCTTGTACTGGTGGGTATGTAGCCCCTCCAACTGCTCTCAATAGTTTGGTATTAGTAGAACTGGAATTGTCTGTTGCATTAGTGACTACTGTACTACTACCACTTAGATTGTCAGTGGTTCTATCATGCAAGACATTTGATATTGAACCTAGAGCGTAATACAACCAAGAACCGTTGCTCAAGGACAAATCCAAAGAACCACCACTTACAGTTTCGTTCTTCTTGAATTGATATCCGTAATTTCTACCGGATAGAGCAAGAGATATTTGTCCTAGTTCAACATCTACGCTAGGAGGACTGACGGTATTTACCAGACCCAACCAGTTATCCGCTAGTAGCGATGCCTTTGCAGAAGTATCAGAAGCACTTGCTGTATCCTTCCTCATGTCGATGGTTGGTGCTGGAACTGGTGCGCCAAACGCTAGAATAGTGCCGTGAATGACATCGTTATCAGCATCTCCAACCGCCCTATCCACAGTTATTGTTGTAGCATCGTTAGCGGTAATCATAGCGGTCCCATTGAAGGAAGTGCTAGTTGTGTTGATTATGTCTATGATACATCCTACATACAGACCCGGTACAAGGGTCAAATCAAAATCGTCTATAACTGTGAATGGAGTAGCCTGACAAGTTGCATTGTGCAGGTAAATATCCATCTCAGGAATCATTGTTGCCGATGCTCCTGCACCGACCCA